AATACTTACCACCCTGCAAAAATTCGCCAGATTCATCAGAGGCTTGCCAATCACCCCGTCCAAAGTCATAAGCGGGCAATGTTGCAGGTGCCACACACAAACATGTTTCAGACATCCTATCAGCAAATATCCGACGCTGAACGGGGATTTGTCGACCGTATTGTGCGTGATATTGCCGAAGGGGCGAAGCGTCACGGAGCGCGTGTAGCGGACCTGATCGACGCACCGTTGCCCCGTGAATTGATCGAGCGAGACACGCGCGGATTTCTCCAGCGGCCTATGGTCCTTGCGGCAGTAACCGAGCGTCTGATCCGGTTGCAATTGCAGCAGGATATCAATCTCGACCGGTATGTCCGCGAGTTGCACGCCATTGCTACGTTCAGCGTCGAGGATATCATGCGGTACGACGCGCTGGGTGATCCGTATTTTGACCTTGAGAACGCCACGCCCGAGCAATTGGCTGCGATCGAGAGCATCGATGTCGAAAAGAGCGACGGGTTGAACCGTAGTTCGAAAACCAAGATGAAATTCAAGGCGCACAGCAAGATTGCCGCGATTAAGATACTGATCGACCTGCATGGTGGTGCCGATGCGGATAATCCGTACCGTAAATCGTCGTCCACCAACAAAACCCCTACACTGACCGACCAGACCACCACACAGCAAGCGGCCGACGAGTTCCAGCGGTTTATCGGGGACGAGTGATGATACACATCACACACGTCAACGTAGAAACGCGCATGGTAATTACCATGAATGACACGGTTTACCCGATTGAATCGTTCTTCGACCCGCGCGGGTGGGAAGTGAGTATCCATTGACCATGCTACCCGACCTGTTCGCACCGCACACACCCACCGATACGACCATAGCGATCAAGCCGTGGCGTCCGCGCGGTCTGTCGCACGATCAGTGGCCACCCAATTACCGTGCTGTCTATGCTTGGCGCATTAAAACGCTCGCAGAATTGCGTGCCGATCGACGGATGCTTGCTAATGCACATGCGTATTATGCACAGAACCCCGCCGACTGGATACAGCATTGGGTTGACACATATAACCCGCGCAAACAGACAAATAAATGGATGCCTTTCGTATTTTTCCAGCGGCAGGTCGAACTGGTTCGGTTCTTTGAAGAACTCAGACGGGACGGCGAGAGCGGTCTGATCGAAAAAGCGCGTGACATGGGTGCAACATGGGTAGCGTGTGCGTATAGCGTATGGTGTCTGCGATACATACCGGAGGATGCGACCGGATGGGGGTCACGCAAACAGGATTTGGTCGACAAACTCGGTGATGCGGACAGTATTTTCGAGAAAATGCGCCTGATTATTCGCCGCCTGCCACCTGAATTCCGACCCGAATGGGGCGATGCGCTGATGAAGATTGTTAACAAGACAAACGGTGCAACCATCACCGGTGAGAGCGGCGACAATATCGGTCGTGGTGGTCGTAAGTCACGGTATTTCAAGGATGAAGCGGCCCACTACGAACGACCCGAACTGATCGAGGCGGCGCTTGGTGATAACACCGATGTCCAGATCGATATCAGCAGTGTGAACGGTCTCGGTAACGTGTTCCACCGCCGTCGAGAAAGCGGTGAGGTCTGGTCGCCTGATGCCGTCCTGACACCCGGTCTGCCGCGTGTATTTATCATGGACTGGCGCGATCACCCCGAGAAAAATCAGGAATGGTACGACCGGCGCAAGGCCAAGGCAGAGCGCGAAGGAATGCAGCATATTTTTGCGCAGGAAGTCGACCGGAATTATTCTGCCGCCGTCGAGAACACGATCATCGCCTACGAATGGATCGAGGCGGCGGTCGATGCCCATCTGGAGATACCGCTGATGGCAGCAGCGGCCGACAGTGCGCTATGGATGGCCGGTCTCGATGTGGCCGACGACGGAGCGGACAAGAACGCACTGGCGATCAGACAGGGGTTCATCCTGCGTCACTGCCGCGATTGGGGCGAGCGCGACCCAGGGGTCACGACCCGCAACACACTGTCTGATCTGCGCGAACGGCAATTGCGCGGGATAAAACTGCAATACGACTGCATCGGTATCGGTGCGGCGATCAAATCGGAGTGGAACAGACTGGTCGAAACCGGCGCGGTCGAGTGGGATGAATTTGAACTCGTGCCGTGGCACGCTGGTAGCGGTGTGATCGATCCCTATGCACGGCTGATACCGGGTGACGACCAGACCATGCTCAACCGCGACATGTTCCACAATTTCAAGGCACAGGCATGGTGGTCCGTCCGCACGCGCTTCTACAAGACATGGCGACTGCGCGAGGCGATGCGCAAGGGCGACACCAGTGAAATATACCACCCTGACGAACTGATAAGTCTGGACAAAACGGCCATCGGTGCACCGCTTTATCAGATGATGAAAGAATTGGCGCAGCCCACTGCCGGTAAATCCACCCAGTCACTGAAATTACTCGTCGACAAGCGCCCCAACGGCACACGCTCACCGAACCTAGCCGACGCATTGGTCCAATGCTATTTCCCCTCGAACCGCAAAAGTGCGTCGTTGGAGGTTGGTTCGTACAGCGGTTGACACATGGTAAGTAGGATCATAAAGTCGAATCCCCTAATAGGTCTTAATTGACAGGAGATGAAAAATGGAAGTCAATACAGTCGAGATTACTCCGCAGTTTGCACAGCATCTGCTTGATAACAAATCCACCAATCGAAGTGTCAGCCGACAAACCGTAGATGGTTATGCGAACGATATGACTCGCGGGTTGTGGGCGATGAATGGCGCAACCATCGTCCTAGATGAGAATGGGCGGTTGATCGATGGTCAACATCGTCTTTCGGCATGTGTTCAATCTGGTGTGTCATTCAAAACTCTGGTTGTGAAAACCTCATCGGGTGCAATGTTGACAATCGATACCGGGCGCAAGCGCACAGTGGGTGACGCGCTGACAATCGGTGGTATGAAAAACGGCAACCAAATCGCGGCTGCGGCACGAATGCTTCATGCAGTTTTTTCCAACCATGACGGTGCCAAAATAAGCACTACACGAACACTTGATATCATTTCCGCATTTCCTTCATTGGAACAAAGTGAACGCGCTCGGAATGCTGCTTTCAACGCACATCTTGCACCATCAGCGGTCATGGTGTTGGAGACCATTCTGATATCCAGCGGTGAAGACCCGCTTAAAATTTCACAAGCATTGGAAACCTTGAATGTAAGGGAGCCACAATACAAAGGTGATGCGATACACGCGGCACGCGAATATATCATAATCGACAGGCTACGGAACGCGCGTAAGATGCCTTCGATATCGCAATTGCGGGTTTTACTGTACGCATGGAAAAACTTCGCAAAAGATCAACCTCGTGTTAAATTTATTCAACCGATGGCAACCGAGTTGACAGATCGACAACGCAAGGGTCTCTCAAAGTTGGGTGATATCTGACATGAACACCCTTTTATTAATCGCAATGATCGGTCACGAAATGACTGACGGTAAATCACTTGGTTGTGCAATGCGTGACGCTTCGTATCGCTATGACGAAGTTGTAAGGGAACTGAGAGACGTGAACAAAATGGTCGCTGTTTCAATGCTCGGCGATCCAAGTGTCGTTGCCGAAGTCACAATCAAAGGTATTGTAAGACATTGTTACGGTGTGGATTCGACTGAATACAACAGAGAGGTCGCAAAGGTCGAACAAGCCAAAATTCGTCTCAAGCAGGAATATGACGAGCGAAAGAGCAAACACAAATGAACATGGTGCGAGTGGCACCTATCCAAGAACTATTGCCACTCGCACCGTCCTGCGGTATCGCGTTGCCATGAAACTTCTCACCGCCAAGTCCGCCATCGCTATCGGCTATGCCAGTTCGCCATCTGACCCGCGCGCGCCGCAGCCGGTCGAGACATTCGAGACACGCGGTACGGACAGTGCGTTCATGCTGCCGTATTGGGAAAAAGTCGATGCTGTGATGGATGGTGTTGAAGGAATGAAACTGCGCGGCTCGGAATTCCTACCGAAGTTCCGCGACGAAGAAAACGAAGACTACAAGTTCCGGCAATCATGCGCGAAATTCACCAATGTCTATTCCGATATTGTGGAAGGTCTCGCTGCGAAACCGTTCGAGCAAGCCGTTCAGTTGATCGACGATAAAACCGACCAACCCGCGATCCCCGACACGATCAAAGACTTCATATGGGATGTGGACGGCAGCGGTAACAATCTGACCGTTTTCGCCTCGCACACGTTCCTGCAAGGGATCAACAATGCGGTCGACTGGATCATGGTCGATCACGACAAACGCGATCCGAACATTCGCAGTATGGCTGATGCCAAGCGCGCCGGTTTGCGCCCGTACTGGTCGCACATCCTCGCACGGAACGTCCTGAACGTCTTGTCGCGGATGGAAAGCGGCAATGAAGTTCTCACCTACATCAAAATTCTCGAACCTGGCGAACCACAGCACATCCGCGAGTTCGAGCGCACCGACAGTTACGACAATAGCGGTCGCAAGACTACGATTGTCGAATGGCGTCTGTGGCAGAAACGCACCGAGCCGCGCGCGGAATATGTGCTGATCGACAGCGGTGACGTATCGATTGGTGAAATACCGATGGTGCCATTTATCACTGGTCGGCGTGAGGGTCGCCGGTGGCGTTTCCATCCCCCGATGCGGTCGGCTGTGGAACTTGCGATCAACCTGTTCAAGCAGGAAACAGAACTCGAATACAAAGCCACGATGAGCGCCTATTCCATGCTTGCTGGCAACGGGATTGAGCAACCAAAGGGGCCGGATGGCAAACCGGTAGGGAAACTGCTGGTCGGCCCGAGCAAGGTGCTTTGGTCCCCGCCGCGCGCCGATGGTGGACCGGCTGGCAGGTGGGAATGGATCGAGCCGAGCAGCGAAATCCTCAAGTTCCTGGAGGAACGGGTCGGCAAGACGATCCAGAACCTGCGTGAACTCGGTCGTCAGCCGCTCACAGCGTCATCCAGCAACATCACGGTTATCACGGCTGCTGTGGCCGCTGGCAAGGCCAAGAGCGCGGTCAAAGCATGGGCTTACATGCTTGGTGATACCCTTGAGAACGCGCTGCTGCTGACCGCCAAGTGGATGCAGGAGCGGTATGACCCAACCATCCATGTTTTCGCTGAGTTCGACGACTGGATGGAAGGTGAGGACATCGACGCACTGATGGGTATGCACGAGCGCAGTGCGATCAGCACACAGACGCTCCATGAGGAAATGCAGCGGCGCGGCGTGCTGTCTTCGAATTTCACCAATGAGCGTGAGACACTGCGGTTACTCAATGAACTGCCGCGCGATTCGATGGGAGAATGATTTACGCAGCGGCGGCACTCTTTTCGGTTGTTGGGTGTCGAGGGTGTAACAACCCCTTGACCATCACACCTACCATGCGGTAAGCCACCGATAGAATTCAACGAAGGAACCACACCCATGCGTATTCGCTCTATGCTTCTGCTGACTACCGCCGCCACTTTTGCCATCGGATACGAACCGAAAGGCGGATGGAAAAAGGATGAGGCAGGTGGTTTGCTCACAGACAATGACGGCAACCCGATCTACATCGACGCAGACGGGGCAGAAAAGCCGCTCGCACCAGGTTACGTCAACCGAGTGAACACCGAAGCGCAACAGCACCGGCAACGCGCAAACGACGCAGAAAAGAAACTCGATGCGTTTGGTGATCTCGATCCGGCAGCAGCGCGTGCAGCAGTTGCGAAGATGAAAGATGTCGATCTGGACGAACTGGTGAACAAGGGTGAGATCGATAAGGTCAAGTCGCAACTCACCGATCAGTTCCAGAGGGATTTGACCGAACGCGATAGCAAATTGTCCGCAGCGGAAAAGCGTATCGAAAAACTGGCACTCGACAACGCATTCAATTCGTCGGATTTCCTTAAACAGCGTGTCGCACTACCCGAAGGCGTAGTGCGCGCGACGTTCCGTGATCGTTTCGAATACGACGCCGAAAAGGATCGTGTTGTACCCAAGACCAACACAGGTGATCCACTGCTGAACAAGCATGGTGAGATCGCCACTGTCGATGAAGCGTTCCAAAATTACATCGAGTCACGGTCCGACAAGGACGTATGGCTCAAGGCACCTGACGCGAGCGGCAGCGGGTCACAGGGTGGTGGTGGTGGCCGTGGTGGCAGCAACCGCATGAAGCGCGCTGATTTCGACGCTCTGACACCAGGTGAGCAATCATCGGTCGGTCAGAAACTCGCCAAGGGCGAGATTGAAATCGTCGACTAACAGAAATCCTCGCGTTGGGGTTTGCGCGAGTTGATCCAAGGCCGGGGTGTTGTCGTTGTGGCTCCCCGGCCTTGTTGTGTATTTTTGGTTGACTATCACACACACCATGAGTTACACCTACCGCAATGCCGCAGATCGTGATGATCGGGCACCAGTGTCGCAGTTCGAGATGAACGGACCATTCCTCACCATCTCGAACCAAAGAGGCACACCATGTCCAATATGAAGCAGATTCTGCTTACGCGCAGCGCACCGGTAATCGGCTACCTGCCAGCGTATGCCAACACCCTTTCCCCAATCATGGGCGACATTTTTGCTGCGCTTGACGTGGTTAGTCGTGAGATGGTCGGTTTCATTCCGTCCGCCATGCGCGAAGCCGGTGTTGAACGTGCCGCTGTTGGTCAGACCATCACCTACCCAATCGCACCACCACAGGAAGCAACTGACATCGTTCCGGCGATGACGCCTCCGAGTGGTTATGACAATGCGTTCGGAACCGGTGTGATGTCGATTACCAAGGCGAAAGCAGTCAAGTGGAATTTCACTGGTGAGGAACAG